AGGGTCCCCTTTTGCACCCTTCACAGTACTACCCACCAAAAGAGAACCCTCGGAGCCAATGGGCCGCATCGTCAGGATGATGCTGGTTGCCACCTCCAGGGAGACATCTCCCAGGTTGGTCAGAACCACGACGAGTTCGCCGGGGTTCTGGAAATCTGTGCCGGAGGTAAATTCGGAGGTCGTGCTGACCAGGGCGTCTCCGGTCGGGGTCGCGCCAAATGAGTCGCTGTAGTAGATGTCCAGCCGCAGGTTCGAGGACGTGGGCGTCGTCGCCACGGAGGCGTTCAGGACACGGGCCTCATAGCCAGACGGGATGCGGTAGTTGACCGCAGTGAACTCTTCAGAGGGTGCGACCTCTGTCCTGAAAACCGGGATCGGCACGATCTGCTCCCGGTTGTTGACCATCTCAATGACCTCGTTGAGCTTGGTGGCCACGAGGTTGTCGCGCTGGGCCAGGTAGCGCGTGGGGTTCTGCAATCCTGGAACGTCCTGCGCATCACCTTCTGAGAAATGGCGAACGTCTCCCTCACCGTACGAGATACCCGCCCCTGTGGGCATTGAGATTGGTTTGATGGCCATATACGTTAACTATCGGGGTTGGTCCTGCTCTTCATCGATGGGCCAGTCTTCGTCGTACCAATGAAGCTCGTGGTTGTCGATGAACTTGTCGTAAATCTTGAGGGTATAGCGCAGCCGCTTGCCCATAAAGTATACATGTTTGTTCTTGGTGAGCGTCCCCTTCTTGCTGACCTTGAAGCCCATGTGTACGGCCTTCGGTGCGTGCCAGGTTGGCCGAAGGGCTCCCAGCTTGCCAAACCGTATCTTGGCCCCGTTGACCACCCCGTCCTTGAGAATGTCACAGAAACATTCAAACGCGGCAGAGGCTTCAGGAAAGGTCATGTCGCACTGGCGCATGAGCCTCTCAACGAAATCTTTTCGGTTGATCGTAATCTTTTCCGTCATCGCACGTACTGGAGGTTCAACTCAAAGTTCTTGGAACTCTGTGTTGATAAGAACGAGAGAACAACGTTGATGTCGCGGGGATTCGTGCTGCTGTCTCGTTTTACCAGTATGCTCTGCAACCGGACACGGGGCTCCCACCGGCTCAGGGCCTCTTTGACTTCCTGCTCGATGCGGGAATCAACCGCATCAGTGTTGAGTTCAAAGATGATCTTTCGGATGTTGGTCCCGTAGTCAGGCTCCATGACCCGTTCACCCTTGGCCGTGATCAGGAGCATCTTGATGGAGGACTCCAGGATCAAAAGGTCGCTCTGGGTGCTGAACTCCCAGCTCAGCGGGTTTGGATCACCGAGGTCACGCGGCAGGATCGGTCCGAAGATAAGATTCGGCGGCTGCGCAGGCAGCCCCACGCGCCGTATCACGAGCCTGAAGTTAACGCTGGCTGTCTGGGCCGTCGGCACCAGGTAGTTCTGGCCGGTGATGACGATGTTATAGTCGCCTGGAGTCAGCGTGCGCGATCCGCTGACCAGGAGCGTCCCGGAAGTCCGGTCGAAGACCACGGGCTGCGTGCCGTCATTCCAGTCCAGGCTGCCACTAACCCAGGCATAGGGCAGACACGTGGAGTCCTCCACCACGTAACCGGACACAGTCACCTCGGTCCCCAGATCGCTCTGGACTTCGATTTCCACCTCATCAGGAGGATTGTCGACCAGGTTGACTCCGCTGGAATTTAGGATCGCGAGCATTAAACTTTGATGTATTTGCGGTAGGCCGGTTCCTTCGGCTGCCGGTTCTCCTGCAACGACTCATTGGTGGCGGAGCTGTTCTTGCCCTCCAGGGAATCCATGATCGGCGTCTTCACCGGACCGCGCCCGGTGTCCTGGCTCTGCTTGATCATCGGATGGCGGCCCAGGGAGGAGATCACCACGTCATTGCCCTTGGTCTCGAACTTCCAGGTCTGGATCACCGATGAGAGCTTGCGCCCGAGTTTGCGCCGGGGAGATTCAAACGACTTGCCCTGGATGCCCTCCTTGAGCTGGCTCAGGAGGTAGCGCAGGTTCGGGTCCTTTTGAGTGGCGGCCTCGATCTCCTGGATCAGTTTGCGCGTCGATGGAGCATCCTTCTTCTTGCTCTCCTGCTGCTGGGTCTCCACCTCGCCCGGAAGGGCCGTGATGAACACGTTGACCACCTCGTCAGGCAGGTGCATGTAGCGCTTGAAGATCGTCTCGATCCAGGCTTCCTTGGGCAGACGGTACTGCTCCATGACGTCGCCCAGCATCCCGAGAACCTCCGCCTGACGCTGGAGCAGCTCCATCTTCATCTGCTCTTCCAAGCCGCCGATGGGCGGCATCTGAGCCTGGATGTCCAGCTGCTCTGGGTTCTTGCCCTTGAGCACGGCGTGGAAGTAACCAAGCCACTCGTACTGCTGCATGATTGGACGCCTGATGGACTTGATCTTTCGCAGGAAGCGCATGTCCTGGGCGAGCAGGGCTTTTCCGGACGCAGGGGCCTCCCCGGAGTCAGCCTTGGCGGTGAACCAGGACTTGGGCATGCCGATGATCGAGTAGAAGAGGTCGGTCAACAGCTCGATATCGTATACATCTGGGACTTGAGCGGTTCCGTTGAGCTTCGTGATCGCATTCTGAAAGCCCTTGGGCTGAGCCAGGTAAATGACGGTGTCCAGCGCCCACGCGTTGTAGTAGGACAGGAAGTCCAGGGGCGACTCCGTGGAGTCCGGGCTGCCTCCCTGACCGAAGGCCAGCTTGTTGCGGAGCTGCTGCCGCCAGCGCTGGACGGTCTTCATCTGTTCCAGGGGTGGCTGCTCCTGGACATCAATGTTGATCGCATAGCGGTCAGGCTGGACCTGGGCGCGATGGACCACCATCTGGTCGACCGCCAGCCGGAGCTTTTTGTAGATGCCATCAGCCTCGGCGAAGATCGGCTCACCGTGCTCGGAGACACGCATGCGGAACATGCGGCGGAAATGCAGGAAGTCCCAGGGATACCAGAGGTCCTCGGTGTCCCGGCCGGAATTCAGCTGGACGCGCTCCACCGGCGTCTGGTTGTCCGGCATGACGAACACGTCCTCCTTGTTCGGCTTGTTGTCCTTCCACTTGAACCCGATGCAGCGACGGTTGCGCTCCAGCCAGTAGCGGCGGATGTCCTGCGGGTGGACAAAGGACATGCTGAGGATGCCCTCCTCCTTGGCATACTCCAGCTTCTCAAAATGGTTGCCCAGGGCGGCGACGTAGTAGACCTGGGAGGGCAGCAGCTCCTCAACGTCCAGGCGGTCGAGCATGTCGTTCAGCTCCTCCTCAAACTCCTGGTCGTTGCACTTGTACCAGATCGTCCCAGGACTGTTGGCATCCGTTTGCGTGGCCTCATCCACGATCTCCACCAGGGCTGCCGCCAGGAGGTCCCACATGGCCATCTCCTCCCAGAGCACGAGCATCTGCTCCAGGGTCGTAGGCCGCTTCGAGTAAGCATTAAATTTCGTCCAAATGTCAGGATCAGCAAGTTTACCGGCGTCAATGAAGTCGGTGAACAGGCGCTGCTGAGCATCTGGTGTGGCTGCACGTGGGACGAGGGAGCCGGTGTGAACACCGGAGGTTCCCATGAGGCCGAGGTGCTTGAGCAGATTATTTGTGGCTGAGGCCATTTGTTTAATTACCGAGTGAGCGTTTCACTGGTTTAGAACGGACTTGGTTCTTACTGGGTATATGTCAACTCCCAATGACAAACACAACATCGTGATGTTTCGCCTGAAAACGGAAACCCTCCGTAATATGGGCGAAGTTCTGACCCGAGAACCCATCATCGGCGTGCGAAGCACCAATCAGTTCGCCCGTAAGATCGTGAAAGATTTTATGGAAGGTCGGCTGGTGTATACAAATCCGAAGTTCAGCCTCGCTGACACCGAACTTCTCGACTCAGAGGCGCAAGACGCTTCGAGTTAGTGGATCGATTGAGCAGCGCACCTCGACATCATAGGGGTGCTTGCTCTCGTGATCGATGTGCTTTCCGGGGATCACGCAGATGATTCCGTGATCGGTCACTGATTCGACACGGGCCAGCAGGGGCTGCAACCGCTCGTCCTGCGACGCGCTGAATTCCATCAGCGCGTTTTTGAACG